GGAGTGGATTAAACACCAAGACACGGAGGATGCCCATAGGAGGGGAAAGTTCGGGAGAGGTAGTCGTTAAGAAAGTTACCAGATTTTCAAATGGCACATCAATCTCGGCAGAATTGCTGACGGCTGCATCTAACTTCACATGAGGATAGCCAGTTGCAGCCCAAACGTCAGGAGATCTGTCGAGACCAGTACCAAAAGTATTGAAAGGATCATACAGTGCTATAAGTTTTCCAGCATGAAATCGAGTCGTGTTAACCACGATTCGAAATCGTAATGAAAACTTATAGAACGTATAAAGCTGCAATAATTGCTTATGAATCGTAGGAAACGTACCAAAAATATCTGGAACTTCCATTGAAAGAAGTTCAGTATTCACGGTATTAGTCGTTGCCCACGCTCCAGAAGCTAATCTGATAGGTTGCTTAAGAACATCTAAATGCGAAAATTCATCTTCTACTACGGATATAGGGGGAGGAAGTGTATTACTTCCATCCAAATATCCAGTAGCAGTAGGTATCACACGCTGATCAAAAAGAGTCTGTTGTTCAGTTTTCGTTTCCGAAATCTGTTCAGACGTATCAGCAGTTACATTATCTATTATTGTTTCTTCGTTTGAGTTCGCGAGAGAGCTTTAAATGCATGCGGATCTCTCAATCCTAAATACATTCTGTTACGAACCGCTTGCATCGCGGGTGTGGCTAAACAGCCACAAAGGATGGAACATCTTCTTAAATCGCATTGCTTCGAATTATTCGTAAGGATTTTATTCGAATTATAACACGATCGAAATAAGAAGTAAAATTCAAGTTTATTCTACGCTTGAAAGTAGTGCTTTAGTTTAGTAAGATTAGGGAAATAAGCATAATTTCCTAAAATATCTAATACAAGATGGGTTGGGTGACTGTTTTGCATACAGCCAAACAGATAATTTTATGAAATGTAGATTATCATCTCTACATCCACGCACGCTTTAACGCCTACGCAATCAACACTGAAAAGTACTGGGC